TGGGCGGCTTCACTGAGTTTGTTGCTCCTGGTGCATTCACTCGTTCACTGAAGGCTCGTAATGATGTAAAGCTTTTGTGGAATCACGACAGCGGTGCAGTGCTTGGTTCTACTCGTGCAGGGATTACTCTTGGTGGTACTGCAGGAACTATTGATTTAGCCTTGTCTGCAACAGCCACAGCAGCTCTTGATGGTACGCCTAATACACAGTATGTTTATGATCTTGAGTTGGTGAGTGGTGCAGGATACGTTACGCGACTTGTTGAGGGCAGGTTCTACGTTTACCCAGAGGTCACAAGATGACGGATGTTGTAACAACAGAGTCAACAGCTACTGTGATCGTTGCTACACCCAGCAGTGCGACGGTAAATGTTAGTGGCCCTGCATCGGCTGTAATTAAGGTTAATCCTGATGTTACGCCTGAAGTAGCGTTTGCAGTTTCTGGTGGCTCATTAGGTACACAGCCTACTTTCAATGGCGCACCTCTTTTCAGTGGCTCTTATATTAAAGCCGGTAATTTAGTGCATTTTCAGATTCAGGTTCTGTTCACTAACATCACTAGCTTTGGTACTGGTCAGTATTATTTAGAGTTGCCTTTTGCTTCAAAGCACGCATACCAGTTCGCCGCTGGTTGTTTACACGATATTTCAACAAGTCGTGACTACCCTATTTTTGGTCACGTTGACGCTGGTGCTACACAGATGGTTTTAAAGAGTATTGATGCTCAGGGCAACAGTGCTTTCAATGTCGCGTTTACTCACAACGTACCTGTGACGCTTTCTACTGCAGACAACTTTCACCTATCAGGTTCTTACATTGCAGAGGAAAGCTAATGCCTTTTGACGCGCCTGAATATATGCGTGACGCTGCAGAGCAGGGTTTGAAGTATCTTGCAGAGGGTTACGGTGGTGACGGGCTAACGCCTAAGGCTATTCGTGAAGCACGCCTGATGGCTTCTGGTGAAGTATCTAATGATAAGTGGGTTCGTATCGGTGCGTGGATTGCGCGTCACCTACCTGACCTAGACGCTCCTGCCGCAGACCCACAGAACGAGGATTACCCTTCTAATGGTGTTGTGGCTCATTTGTTGTGGGGTTCAGGCCCTTCTAAAGACGCTGCTGTTAGGGCGATGGATTACGCTAACAAGATTGTTTCTCAGATAGAAGATGCAAGTGCATCAGAGATAAAGGATAATAAAGATATGAGTATTCGTGCTGCTGTTGGTGAGCTTGCTGTAGATGACCTTGTGCGTTGGATCGTTGGTGACGATGTAGAGCATGGTCAGGTTGTTGCTGTTGATGATTCTCGTGCTGAGGTTCAGGTCTGGCATGAGGAAGATGGTGTCTGGTATGCCACTGAACTTATTGCTGTAGTTGACGTTTCTGTTCTGGAAAAGATTGACGCACTGCCTGAGCCTGAAGTTGAGATGCCTCACGATGGTCAGATGGGTGAGCGTTCTGGTACACAATTTGAGACTCGTGTTAACGCTGCACAGTTTGAGATTCGTGAAGATGGTGACGGCATGACCTTTGAGGGTTACGCTGCAGTGTTCAATTCACGTTCACAAAACTTGGGCGGCTTCACTGAGTTTGTTGCTCCTGGTGCATTCACTCGTTCACTGAAGGCTCGTAATGATGTAAAGCTTTTGTGGAATCACGACAGCGGTGCAGTGCTTGGTTCTACTCGTGCAGGTTCTATGACTCTTACTGAGGATGCTAAGGGCTTGAAGGTTATTGCTAAGTTGCCTAATACTCAGCTTGGTCGTGACACTGCAGAGCTGTTGCGTACTGGTCTTGTAGATTCTATGAGCTTTGGTTTCAACGTGATCAAGGATAAGTGGAACAGTCAGGGTGATGAGCGCACTTTAGAGTCTGTACGTTTGTTTGAAGTTTCTGTAGTTGCTTTCCCTGCCTACACAGCAACCGCTGGTACTGCCACTGTTCGCAGCCTAGACAAGTTGGCTACTCGTGCAGAAGTTGACGCACTAGCTCTTGAAGCTGCACTGACTAAGCTCGAGGCTGGTGAAGATTTAGACAACGATGCGCGTAACCTGCTCACTACTGTCATTGACAAGCTTTCGCCTTCTGCAGAGTTCCAGCCTGAACCTGACCAATCAGTGATCGGTGACTTGGGTCTGTTGGCTTTGAAGAAGAAGAAGATTGAGTTTCTTTCTAACCTGTAAACTGTAAGCACCGCTGGGGTGCGGTGTAACAAAATTGGGATTCCCTAGATGAATAATCTAGGGTTTTCCTTTTTGTCTACTGAGTATTAAGTTTGCGGTACAATAAAAGTGGTTGAGTGTTAGCACCGCCATTCTTTTAATCTGCAAGCTTGAGTGTTAGCACCGGTGAGCAAACCCTAACAAGGAGACATAATGTCTGAGTTCATTAAGACTCAGCAGGAAGTCCGTAACAACCTCATCATGCAGGTACGTTCAATCATTGACGTAGCTGAGGCTGAGGGTCGTGGACTCACCGCTGAAGATTCCCAGAAGATTGACCGTATCGAAGCTGACATCCGTTCTGCAGATGACGCTATCGGTGTAGCAACTCGCAATGAAGAGCGCAAGATGGATGCAGCTGCTGCTGCCGGTTCTTTCGTTCCTGCTGAGGCTGTACGTTCTGACGCTGACGTGTTCCGCGCACTTGCTAACGGCGAGATGCGTTCACACAGCTTCGAACAGCGTGCAACTCTCGTTCCTGCAACTGCAACCGTTCCTGTTTCGTTCCTTGACCGCGTATACGGTCTGGCACGTCTGGTCGGCCCAATGCTGGACACCTCTGAAGTTATCACTCGTTCTTCGGGTAACGATATCCGCATTCCTATCTACACCGCTTTCAGCACTGCTTCTGCAGTTTCCGCTGGTTCGGCTATTTCGGAAAGCAACCCAACCTTCGACAGCCTGCTCCTGCAGCCTGCAAAGACTGGCTTCATCGTTCCTGTAGCAAACGAGCTTCTCACCGACGCTGGATTCGACATCGAGTCTGTCATCGCTGAGCAGGCTGGTAACGCTATCGGTTACGGCGTAAACTCCTCCACCACTTCTACCCTCGTAGGTGCTGCTGGTTCTGGTGTTACCGCTTCTACCGCTACCGCTATCTCTGCAGACAACCTCATTGATCTTGCATACAGCGTTGACGGTGCAGCTCGTCGCCTTCCTGGTGTTGGCTTTATGGCTAACGGCAAGACCATCGGTGCTATCCGCAAGCTGAAGGATACTGCTGGAAACTACCTCTACAGCGTAGGTCAGGGCCAGCCCGACACCTTCGCAGGTTTCCGCGTATTTGAGAACCCTGCACTTGCAGACATCGCTACCGGAACCAAGTCGGTTCTGTTCGGTGACCTCAAGTCCTTCAAAATCGTGACTACAGGTCTCGAAGTTGCTACCTCGGCAGACGCTTACTTCGCTAACGATGTAACCGCTTACCGTTTCACTTACCGTGTTGCTGGTGCGCTTTCGCACGCTGCTCACGTCAAGTACCTGCTTCAGCCATAAGCTGTAGCTAAATAGTTCAACCCCCACAGTTGTAGGTTCTGTGGGGGTTGTTCTTTTAACTGAGAAACCCCTAAGCCAACCAGAATGACTTAGGGGTTCTCGTATCGGTAGGTTTGGGGGAATAAAACCGATAAATGAAATCTAACATAAGTGGTAGATTAAATACAACCTATTTTGAAAGGGAAATGTTTTGGCTATTGAAAAACTTGATGGCGTTATTTCTGTAGCGTCAAACTCTTACGACACTCCTACCGGCTACGGTCAGCAAGTAAAGTTGCTCATTGACCGTTTAGTAAAGCATGGTCTTAAGACTGCTAACTTGTCTAACTACGGTTTGCAGGGCATGAAGTCTGAAATCAAAACGCCTTACGGCAAAGTGCCCCACTACCCTATGGGATATAGACAGTACAGTGATGACGTTATTCCTGTATGGCATAACGAGTTCAGTAGTCAGTTTGAGGGCAAGAAGTCTGCAGTACTGACCCTGTACGATCAGTGGGTTTACAATGACCTAAAGTTTGATGGCGATATTATTGCCTGGACTCCACTCGACCACGTTACGTTGCCACCTAACGTATTAAAGTTTTTGATGCGTGAAAATGTTACGCCTATCACTATGAGTCCTCATGGTCAGCGACAGTTAGAAAAGGCTGGCATTAAGTCAACCTATATTCCGCACGCGATTGACACTAAAGTTATGAAGCCTACAGATACAGTCTTTGGCGTGCCTACTCGAGAATATCTTGACGTGCCAGAAGATGCGTTTCTGGTGTCTATGGTGGCAGCTAACAAAGCAAATGGTCTAGTGCATAGAAAAAGTTTCGCGGAACAATTAATGGCATTTAGCATTTTCCGACAGACTCACCCAGACGCTTACCTGTATTTGCACACTGAGCCTTCACCTGTGTTTGGCGGTTTCAACATTCCTCAACTGTTACGCGCAGTCGGGCTTACTGAAAAACATGTGCGTATCTTAAATACTGATGTTAATCGTGTGGGTTATCCTGCAGAAACAGAAAGCGGTCAGCCGTAGTGTTATCTAAAACCCACCCAATCTTGGCTAACTCAAAACCATAATTGACTACAGCAATATGTTCACACTCGATAGAAGCTGAAGCATCTGCAAGCCACTGTTCACGACCAGGACTAGAGCCGACTACGACTAGCAAGACGTTCTTTCAAAACAGTTGTAGAAATGTGTTCCGTATAAGGGATATACATTAGAGAAATGTTGTGACTGTCAAGCCAATCCTGAGTGAAGCCCATCTGTGCGTGATAGTCCTTCCTAGCCCAGTCAGAACCTATAGCAATAACATCAGGACTAACATTCAGAATTGCTAGTTTA